TAATGAATCTTTTCGGAGTAGTTAAATACTATAGCTTGAACACTTATCATAAAAAAAACAAAAGAAGAGATACGATAGAATTTAGAATAATGGACAATGATTGCTGCAAAAATGTAGAAGATATGAGAAACTGGATCAAACTAATTTTACATTTTTGTGAATGTTGCATCGTAAAAGGAATGCCAGAAGCATATAAAGAAAACGACTATATGTCTGGATATTACTGGCTTGATCCTCATGATTTTTTTTCTCTTCTAAAGATGAACAATGATTATGAATTAACCACAGAATTAGCAGAAATTAAAAATTGGCTAATTAAAAGAATCAAGCGAAATTTAATTTCAAAAAAAATTATTGGGTTTTCAAATTTAGAAAGTAGGCAACACGCTTACGAACAAATCAAATCAATGATTTAATATATATTTTAATGGAGGAAAAATGGCAAGAAATTTACAAACAATAGCAAAAGATTTGAAAACAGTATCGAATCTTATAGTAAATTTTACTTTCCCTAAAATTAGCTCATCAGAAGAATCGGATTTTGATTTTTTAAGAACTGCAACAATATGCGTTGATGGTTCTTTAGTTAATATTTATTACACAAAATCAGATTATAATACTCATTTCTTTGAAACAGTTCAGATTATAGGAGAATACTCCCCATTCATACCTTTTCTTGTTGTTTTAAAAGTTGGAAAAGTTTTTCTAGGAGATGGCACACTTACTCTGACAGAATTTTATCAAAAAAATAGAAAAGTATATTGTTGGAATTTAATCACCAACAAAGATGGAGAAAAATTTGACTCCATTCTTTTGCAAGGACAAAAATGTAATTTCGAAGGACATGAATATACTTATATTAGCCAGTGATAGTCACATTAGACCACCACTGACTATAAAGTTATTTAATTCAATTCCTCGTCAAGTCTTAAGTCTTCTTCGTCTTCTGACCTAACTTCCGTTTCTACAACATCTTTAGAAGGATTGAAGTTTATAGCATTATGAAACGGTGCCAAATAATCGCTAACTTCTTGTTCTGTAGTAGCATCTATCAAAGCTGGGCATTTCAATAAAATTTCTATAGGAACATCGTTCCTGTCAACGGATGCTTTAAAGTTTATTTCTTTTCCATCAGTTAATTTAGGATTAACAGTAAAATTACCAGCACTTTTTGCTTCTATCTTTCTGCAATCAAGCAGGCATGTAAGCAATCCACTAACTGGATTTATACCATGTTCAAACAATAACTGAACATTATCCGTAGAAATAAACGGTCTATGAGTTTTGTTTTTCCTATTTTGTACCCTAACATAAACACCAAGAGTTCTAGTGCTTTTGGATGAAATTTTTTCTTCTATTTTCTTAAGAGTTTGAGTTCTTAATCTACAAGAAGCATAAAATTCAAGAGCAGCACCGCCACCGCCAGTTGTTTCTGGATTGCCATAGGTTCCAATTTTATTTCTGGTCTGATTAAGAATAACTACAGTTGCATTATTCTTTTCCATCACAGTATTTAATTTCCTAAGCTCTCTAGAACAAATTTTAGCTCTTTCTCCCGGTTGCTCATGCGCTCCGACTATTCTCTTGAAATCAGCTTCGGTATATCCATCTGGCAGCTTGATTTCTCTGAATTCTCTAGCACAAGGACTTACGCTAATACTATCGTAAACAATAGCTATTGGTATGTCTTTGCCTTCGGCTTTGCGAATATAATCTATTGAAGTGTATTTTTGCTTAAAAACATCTTCTAATGTCTGTGGTGTGTACCTCAGAACCCTTTTAAGATCACAATGACTTGCCTTTTTGATAAACTCCTTGTTTGCAGAGTTTTCACAATCTAATAAAATTGGTATGCCATTTATTTTCTGGCATCCATACAAAACATTAGATCCAACCAAAGACTTAGATGACGAGGATGGACCATAAATTTCAGTCAATTTACCACCGGGAATCCCACCATCAATAAATCTTCCACTGCAAATATAATTTATAGCAAGATTTCCAGAATCAATAAAATACTTTACCGAATCAATTTCATTCAAAACATCTCCGCCAGTTGCTTTTGCCATCGAAGAAAAGAAATCATCCATCGAACTTTCGTTTTTTTTCTTAGCCATTTTAGCTCCTTATAGTTTAAAAATAAATATTTAAATAACGGCACAATTATTTTTTGCATAATCGTGCCGTTGCAATTAACCAATCAAATTACAATCCGCTTAATTCCTTCATAAAATCATCATTGCCAACCAAATCAGCAAGATCATCCATGTTACCTTCTATCGCTTCAACCTTTGCAGGTTTACTTGCAACTTCCTGTTTTACAGGTCTTTCGGTCACATGATCTTTGACATTAGAAGAAACCTTTGAATTATTCACGATTTCCGATAACGAATCGTCATCTCCGCCTTCTCTGATCTGGCCAAGATGAACTTTCAAAGCCGTTGTAAGCTCTTCGTTACTCTTGATTACTCTTAAGGATTGAAGATCATGAAGATTATCCATCCATTGCCTAAACTCATCTGCTGTGCCTACAACTGATGATTCTTCAAATTTAGACAAATCGTAATTAGGAAAATCTCTATTACCAGATGCCTTGATCTTCTTTACAATTCTAAAGTCTCTACCAGTCTTAGGATGTGTAACATCTCCTAGTCGTGGTTCGCCAAGTTTTTCATCGCCAGTAATCGACCTTACGATCTTCCCATATACTTGAACGCCACATGAATAAATCTTGGGGCCAACATTTTTCTTTGTTTCTCCACTGTTGAAGTCTTTTTCACTTCTAACAATGCAGTTATAGTAATATCTTTCTGTTGGCTTAATAGCCCTTGCTGCGCTTTGCAATTCTTCTTTTTCTTTTTCAGAACGAGCAGCATCCGAATCTCTCCATAGCTTCTGATAATACTTGCATATGATGCAATCACCAGAATACTTTTTAGTACCCTCTATTCTTGTGTTTCTGCAATGAAATGTTCTTCTTCTGAACATCGGATCGGCAATAGAAGGGTTTGTAAGGGAGTGAGTTCTAGTTTCAGCCCAAAAGAACTTTTGTCCTTTTTTACCGGGAAGAAATCTTACAAGTACAAAGCCTTCCTCTTGTGGAAGCCTCACATATGTTTCTAAGTACTTAGATTTTCCAGTACTACCGCTATCATCATTAATTAATTGACTTTCATGAGCAATAGCAGAGATGTCTAATGGTTCATAATCGAATGACATAATTTTTCCTCGTTTCAAAAGTGGTTAGTAAGTCGTCACCACAGAATAACACGAGGATTAAATTTGTTTAGCCCAAAATGAAAAAATCTTTGGAATTTTAAAAAAAACTTTTACTGTTCTTTTGTGTCTTCAGAAACACCATGCGAATCTAAATTGTTTTTATGCAAAGCGTCTAGTTTTTCTCTAAGCGTAAAGTGACCTTCGCTTTCAAGTCGTTGATTTAATTCTGTTCTGTTCTTTTGTTCTAAATCATATTGGTCTTCTAATGCTTGAAGGATTTTCAAGTTTTTTTCTAATTGTTCTTTTATTAATTCTTCTTTCAATTTTTCCGCCTCTTTTGATTTGTTTTTATCATTAACAATCGGTTTTTGCTTTCCATTGACCAATAACTCTGTTTCTCTTTTTACTCTTTCTTCTTCTAAAACAATTTTTCTTTCTTTTCGAGCGTATTCCCTTCTGTTGGCTAATTTTAATTTAACTCTTTTTTTACGCTCGTTTTTCTTCTTTTGCTTATTCTTTTCTTGCTTGTTCATTTATAAATCTCCTTTATCTAATACGTGGAATATTATCAGTAACAACACCGTTCCAACTTAATTTAGGCTCTTTTACAGTCGCACCAACATATGCAGATTGTTGATTTGCAAATTCTTCATCCCCAATTAAATTAATTGCTGCTGGGATAAAGTATTTATCTGAAATGACCGTCTCTCGCTGTAAATCATCTAAAATCACATATAGCTCACCTGTCGGACTAATTCTTTTTTCGTATATCTGATACTTCTTATCAATAGTGAGTTTAAATTTAGAAACCTCGTGCATTTGAGGTGCTTCTGGTGAAAATATCATTTGCCCTATTGGTCTTTTGTTAGGCTTCATCACTTCGTGAGGATACACAATTTTATTGGCTGGAACAGCTGCGTTTACTGGAGTAACTACATTTACTGATTGTTGTTGCGTTGAATTATCAGAAGAAATAATTTCCTCTTCGACAATAACCGATTCTTCAAGTTTGCTATCTAAACTAAATTTCTTATTTTTTATTATAATACCACCCTTGTTCTCCCTGAAACTAATAGATTTCTTTATAAATTCATTAATTTCAACATCCACTATCCATATATCTCTTCTGGCCAATTGACCCATTACAAATAAAGCTAATTTACTTAAAGGAACATCCTCGTAAGGATCACCGAACTTCTTTTTAAATGTCTTATTTTCTAAAGTATCATACCCGTTTTCGATTTTATCATGATATTTAAAAACAACTTCGAATCCCATTTTATTACCTCAAATCATTTTTGTAAAATAGCAGTTCCGTATCTCGTCTTAAATATAAATGGCTTTTTGTTTTTACTGTCACAAAAAGCATTTGTAGCTTCCTTGACTTCTTTGTTGTTATATTCATCAACAATTATCAAACCATTTTCCTTAACAAAAGGATATAAGTAATCAAGAAATTCCAATGTATTATTATAAGAATTAATCTCTGAAAAAATTAGCACATCCAGACTAATTTTTTTAAATTTATCAATAAAACCATCATCATACAAACCTCCTTCGTGCAAAAAAAAATTACATTTTCTTGCCTTTCTATGAATATTCGATCTACCCAACCTAAAAGGAACAATCTTTTTGTTCTGTTTGTCTTTTGGATAAAACCCAATAAAGTTTTTTAAATTTGACTTTTGCTTTAAAAACGCACAAGTAAATAATCCTAATGTAAAATTAACTTCGCATATATTTTCAACATCACCAACCATTTGTCCCAAATAATAATATATAGTACCCCAAGTGTTATCGTAAAAAGCAGGAGCTTGCCTTGAATTTTCGTGAATAAACGCACAACTGTTAAATAATATTTTAGGCGTTATGATGCCGTTTTTAAGTTTCGAATCTAATATATCTTTATGAAAATCATTGAACATAAATCTATTATAGAATATGAAATATGATTTTCTAATCGTTGGTGCTGGCGTATTCGGATCTACTTTTGCAAGAACAGCAACAGATGCTGGTAAAAAATGCCTAGTAATAGATAAAAACAACCATATTGCAGGTGCTGCTCATGATTACACACACGAAAACGGACAAATAATTTCTTCATATGGCGCACATATATGGCACTGTAATAGCGATGAAATTTATAAATTCATATCAAGATTTTGCACAATCGAACCTTTTATCAATAAACCAAAAATACTATCCAACAATAAAGTCTATTCTTTCCCTATAAACATGATGACACTTCATCAACTTTGGGGAGTTGTTACGCCAGAAGAAGCTCGCAAAAAACTCAATGAAGTCAGAATCCCTTGCGAACATCCAAGGAACTTTGAAGAATGGATTTTAGATAAAGTAGGCACTCAAATTTACGAATTGTTTTTCTACGGATATACAAAAAAACAATGGATGAAAGAACCAAGAGAATTGCCATCATCTATAATTCGAAGACTTCCAATCAGACTTACATATGAAGAAAATTATTTCACTACAAAATATCAAGGCATTCCCAAACACGGTTACACTAAACTTGTAGAAAATATGCTTGATGGAATTGATGTAAAACTTAATGAGGATTTTTACAACATTTCAAAATGGCAAAATATAGCAAATCACTTAATCTATACCGGACCAATAGATAAGTTTTTTAAATATGAATTTGGAAGACTTGAATATAACACTTTAAAATTCGAACACAAGGTGTTCACGGGAGACTACCAAGGAAACGCAGTATTTAACCATGTAGACCTATCGACTCCATACTTAAGAAGCATCGAACACAAACACCTTCAAAAAAACCAACAAAAACACTATGATCAAAAAATAGAAAACACAGAATCAACAGTTGTATCATTCGATCATCCTGTTTCATTCGCAGAACACCCAGAACCATATTACCCAATCAGAGACGAAATAAATTCAATTTTATATGCTAAATATTTTAAATTAAAAAAAGACTTATCAAATGTAACATTTGGAGGAAGATTGGGCGAATATAAATATCTCGATCTCGACGCTTCTATGTCATCTGCCATACAAAAAGCACAAAAATTAATTTAAATAAATAATTTTTTAGTTCTTTTTTTCTTGAAAAAATCCCAAGCTAAATGATAATCTTTCGTGTTGCTTTGTACAAAGTGAATGCCACATCCGTTATTGTAAAATTCATTAAACAAATCATTAGTGTATTCCATCATAAAATTATCAGTTTTTATGTTTGGTTTATAATTTTTGCACAATCCATTACAATGCATCTCTACAATTTTATTTTTAGATATCACGATGTTGTTGCTTTTTCTCAAAACTCCACATATAAAACCTTGCTCGTCTGAATAAGATAATTTCTTAAAACTACCATTTTCGTTCCAAAAATGTTTTAAATTTTCTGAGAAATCATAATCAGGATACAATCCAAATAAACCAGAATTTAAAACCTTAGAATCATCATGATTTTGATAATAAACACCATAGTATTTTATTGGATCTTCTAAGACCAATAACTTATCATATGAACTTAAAAATTGATCTATTTCTGGTATTTTTTTATATATAACAATATCGTTATCAATTGTTATTTCATGAGTTTTTATATTTATTCTTGGTGGACATATTTTCCAAATAGATCCTGAATCTTTCAAATTGTCTACGTGATTGAAAATTTTATTTTCTGGTTTGTCCACATCAATAGGGATTTCAGACCATGTTTGTTTTTTAAAATTTACATCCAAACCTTTTAATTCATCTTTTAATTTTTCTTCTTTGTATTTTTGATCAAAACAATCAAAATTATATTGAATATAATAATCGAATATTTGCTTGTAAATACTCACAAAACTAGATACAGCTTCTCTTAATATAACTAAGCCCAAAGGAGAACATTTATCTCCAATCGTCCATCTAACAATAGGTTTCATGAAATTCCTTAAATGATCGAATTAAAGTATCTAGTAACTGGTTTGCCAAAAGGCGCAACAACTTATATGTGTAGATTGCTAACGAGTCTAAACATCATGTGTGGACACGAATCTATTTTTAAACCACAAGGACTGGAACATGCAAAAAAAATCATTAAAGGAGAAATAGAACCAACTACAAGTTATTGTTCTTTAGTAGATTTAAAAACAAATAAAAAAAGAGACTTTGAATTCGATTCAAAAAAAATTATTGCAGAATCAAGTTATATGTCAGCACCTTATTTAAACGATCATTTTTTAAAAAATACAAAAATTATATTTGTGGTAAGAGATCCTTGGAATACATTGACATCTTTTTTTCTATGCGCTCGCATGTGGAACGATCCTATAAAAGAATCGAAACCATATATTGATTTTTGCGAAAAAAACATTCCAAATATAGATCCAACAGAAAGTCCATTAAATAAATGTGTACACTTTATGATTAAATGGCATGAAATTATAGAAAAAAAACTTAAAGATAATAAAGATTATATAATTTTTAAATCAGAAGAAAAAATAAATAACGAATTGTTAGGCTTTTTAAAAAAAGAAAAAAATAAGAACAAATGTTTTGAAAACACTAAAGAGAATTCTTGGAGAAAAGGCAACGAGATACCAATTAAAAAAAGACAGCTAACTAACAAACACGCAAGCGAATTTGAAAAAATATGCAAAAAATACGATTACCCGCTAGACAATACCGAAAATAACAAAAAAATATTCTTTTTATAATAGATATATAGATAAAGTATTGAAATATGTATTTTGATACAATTGTTTATAAACAAAAAGGAGATATATCATGGCAGATTACATTGCAAAACTAGTTCCTTCATTGTTGAATTTCGCTACCGAAAGTGGCCTAGACACCTCTATCGACGCAAATGGCAATTCTCTTCAGAGAACCATCAATTGCTTAGAAGTTGGCACTGCTGGCGCACGAAAATCAGTAAGCGTTGTCGATGGCGAAGAATTCAGCGATGTTGAACAAACTCTACTCAATGTAGACGGCATCATTGCTGGCTAATTTAGTTCAATAATATTAAAAAAGAGATTCGAGCTTACTCGGATCTCTTTTTTAATTCCAATTCAATTCCAACTTCATTAAACATTTGTTTTGAAAATTCAAACTCTTCATTCCACCTTTCATTGTCGTTCACGACACTTATAACTTTTTTAATTCCAGATTGAATTATAATTCCAGCACAAGCAGAACATGGCATTAAAGGCCATGTATAAATAATACAATCTTTTAAATCTATCTTTGCGAATATAATTGCATTTCTTTCTGCGTGAACAACATATTTATATTTTAAATTTCTATCATCGTATCTTGAATCAAAATCACTAACGCCTTTTGGGAATCCATTATATCCCAAAGAAACGACTCTTTTATCTTGATCTACAATTACAGCACCAACCTTAGTGCTTGGGTCTTTAGACCAAGACGAAACTAATTTGCACAATTCTAAAAATCTATAATCCCATTTTTCATCATTAGATAACGACAATTCTTCAGATTCAAATATTTCATTGAAATTCATTTTTTACTTTCTTTTTTAGGAGGAAGAGAATACATGAAATATATAGCACCAGAATCATTCTCGAAAAAATTCTTTATATTGTGAGTGGCGAAAAAACTTCTTTTTTTTAAAAAAAGCTGTGCGTTTAAATTATATTCATCGACATAACAAATAATTTCAAATCTAGTTTTGTGATTTAATTTAGATGTTAAAAAATCTAATAATTCTGTTCCTATTTTTTTGTTTCTATGATCGGGATGTACTGCGAAATTAACAAGCAACACATGCTTTGGCTTCATTTCGTAAATAATATATCCTATCATTTTATTATCTAACTCATAATAAAACGCTGCTGTCTTTTCCCTTGTCAAAATAACTTTGAAGTCTTTTTCGATCCAAGGTGTCGGAAAACAAATGGACTCCAATTCAATCAAGTCGTTTAAGTTTTTTTTTCTTATAGGCAGTATTTTTTCGTTCATTTTAATTCTCCGATTCTCTGATTTGCAATTTGACAATACTCACTAGAAACTTCACTGCCTATAAAGTTTCTCTTATTTGTAATTGCCATTTTAGCAGTAGTTCCACTTCCCATAAAAGGATCATAAACCAAATCACCTTCATTGCTCCAGCTAACTATATGATCGTTAGCAAGTTTTTCTGGCATTGGGGCTGGATGCTTGAATGCTTCTTTATCTTTCGAAGTATTTCCTCCACCATTAGCATACTTCCAAACATTATATCTCATGCCAAAATCTTCACGAAAAGATCTTTCGCCACCATGAACTCCTTTATATTTGTTTTCTCTATCTTTTATTGGGTTGAATGTTTTTGGAGATCCTTTGCTGAACACAAACATATATTCAAAAACTTGATGATACCTAGTCGAACTCGGATTTGAGAATCCTGTTTTTTCATAAATCATAGTGTCGTGAATTTTAAATCCTATATTCTTAAAATACAGAGCTTGTTCGAAACTAGTTCCTGTTTCTCCCCCATCTACACTCCCATCGGCAACAACCCAAACAACGACACCTCCAGATTTAGTCACTCTATACAAACTTTCCGCTGTTTTTTTATAATCAAAAATATAACCATTATAAGTACGCAAATTATCATATGGAGGACTCGTCACAGTCAATCCAACAAATCCATCATGCATTCTCGACATTGTTTCAAGACAATCTTCATTGTAAATCCGATTGACATCTATCATTTATTTTTCCTGATAATGTTCCATACACTTAAATCAAAATCCAACATTTCTCTGTTGTCTATGATGTCCTTAGATTTTTGTTCTTTTGAATTGGTTGTTTTTTTTGTTTCTGGTTTGTTCGAACTTATTTTATAAGTATAATCTTCAACGCAAAGCTGTCTTGTATGAATCAAAAAACATTTAACGACATTGTTTTTCAAACCTTTTATTTTTAAAAATTCTTTAAACGAACAAGTGCGAAGATTGATTCCAGAAAAAGCAAGGAGTATAAAAACTATAGCTTTTTCGTTATGATCTTTTATCGCAAAATTTTTAATTTCCAATGGAACATTTGTTTTATCAACCATGCTTCTTATGCTTTGAAAAGGAGAAAGTTTTCCTTTATCATTCCATTTATCTAAAAATGCATTTAAATTTTTAGCAACGGTCAAAATATCATTATCTTCAGCACACAGCCAAAATAATATGTTTTGTTCGAGTTGGTGGTCTGAAAAGGAATAATGCTTTGCATTTTCAAAATCAGCCATTTAATATATCCTCTATTTGCTTGTCTTGATTGTAACTTACATCGGGAAAATCAGCCGACCTAGTATCTTTCAGCTTTTCGAATTCTTTTCTAAGAGTGTGACCACGATTTTGAGCATTATCGTGATTTCTATCCCAAGCTCTAAGATACGCTTTTATAAGCCCAACCGTTTCTCGCTTTGAAAGCATTTTTTTATAACTATCGATAACCACAGTATCTGTTTGAGCTTTCGCCTTTGAATATGTGTCGGAATTTCCCTGATCTTTAACTTGAATGTATTTTTCGTTATACAAAACATCATATTCTAATGATGCTAAGGCTAATTCCTTTTGAGCCAATTCAAGTTGTTTTCCAAAGTAATCAATCCATCCATACTCTTGTTCCATGAATTTATTGATATTGGCTTCGTTAAATTTCATGTACTCTGGATCTAACCTGACATCTTTGCCACATACCACTACAACAATGCATTCGTTCGGAATTTCGTCTAACATTTGAATTACCTCGTTTGATGTTCGTACACACATATTAAAATATATAATTAAATTTAATCAATGCTAGTTTGTAAAATTTACAATCATTCTTCATCGTCAAATGATTCTGATTTTTTCTTTTTACCACCAGCTTTAAACTGATCGAAATTTAAATCTTCTGTTTTCTGAGAATTCGAAGTGCTAAATAATTCTTTATATTTTTCATTTGTTATTTCATACAAATCTAATGTACCCATAGATAAATCAAATCCTATTTTAAAATTGAACCTTGATTGTCCATTTCTGTGTTTTATAACAAATACCCTTCCTATCTCAGCATCCTTCTCGGAACTTTTTTGATTAATAGACCAAAAAGCATCAAGTGGCTTATATTGATCAAACGATGTTCCTATGTTTGATTCGTCAATATATTCGTTTAATTCTAACTTCGCTGCTGATTGATTTGGTTGCAAACATGTAAATGTACAATGATTTTGTTCGACCCCGAAACCTCTTAAATCTCTTAATATTCTATAAGCAGACTCGTACTTCTTAACAGTCGGGTCATCTTTCATTTCTCCGACATAATCGACAATAACTAAATCTGGCTTCCAACCTCTAAGAAGCAATTGAGCGTGATAAGCTCTAATACCATTGACATCGATCATGCCACCGGGAAATTGCTTTACAATTAAAAGATTAGAATTTTCTTTGTCCTTTTTAAATTCTTCAATCGTACTCTTGACTTGATCTTTATTCTCTTTTAATAAATTTATATCAATCTTTGTAAATTGTGATGTAAATCTTGTTGCTATTCCTATCTCGTCCATTTCCATGGTTAAATATAAAACTTTATGGCCTAAAAGAACATTAGCAACAGCAGCCTTCGAAAGAGCCAAAGACTTGCCAGTACCGGGCAATCCTATCCATGAAGCTATTTGTCCATGAAATAAGCCACCTCCAGTCAAATTGTTATCTATAGAAGGAAATCCAGATGTGAATCTATCCTTACCAGCGAACTGATCTTCCATGCGATCAAACATCAAATCTATATTTAAAAAATATTCAAGTCCCGGTTCATATGATCGCTCGATTAACATAGACTGACGCATTTGCTCGTAGACATACGCCCAAGTCTTTTCTTCCTCTGGTGCCTTTTTCATTTTTTCGAGACAATTATGAAATGCTACTTTTACCGCTTGTACTTTAGCAAAGTAGAACACTTTATCGATAAGGTATTCTCTCGTATCAAGTCCGGGAACATAATAGCTATATAAACTTCCTAATTCAGCACAATGATACAACTGAATAGTTTTATCTTTGTCTTTTATCTTTGAGGTGAGTTCCGTGTTCATTATAAAATGATCAGGAATAGAATTCTTTTCTTTGAAGTAATCAAATAAAATCTTCGATATCAGAACATGTATTTCATTTGAAAAATATTCTGGTTTTAATTTATCGATACTTTGAATCAACATGTATTTATCAGTAAGCAACATGCCGAGCAGTTTCTTCTGGAACATATCGTCCCATGAAAACTTCGTCTGTTGCGTTTCTGGATTAGTTAACGACTCGATTATTGCTTGTTCTTCTGGTGTCAAACTCATTTTGCTTTCTCCTACTTACGAAATAACATTAACTAAGCAGAAGAACAATATCAGAAGTTACAAATTCGTACCAAGATAATCGTATTCGGATAAACTAACTAAACCTGATCGAATAGCTTTTTCTCTAGTGATTTTCTTACCCATGCTCTTCTGACCATTCCAAACAATCGCTTTACAATAAGTCGAAAACTTTGTGTCGATTTTTAACGATTCGGTTTTACTTGGTCTGATGTCTTTGGGAACATATTTTTTAATCAATTCGTCTAATAACTTTTCTTGAATGGGTCCAAATTTTTGTCTATTCGCACCGTGACGAGTTCTGTTGTTCCACAAATTTTGTAAAGTTAAAACTAACTTTTTATTTTTTACGGTCTTCTTGATGTGTTCCTTGGCCAACACAAGTGAACTTTCAATATAAATCTGTCTCTTGTAATAAGATCCTGCACGAATAATAGAAAGTTGAAGCTCTTGGTTTATATCATCTATGTCTTCGACACAGTTGTTTTTTGAATTTTTCTTTTTTAATTGATGTGCTGCGTAATAACAAAGTTTGCCAAATTTTTTATCTAATTCAAAATATTCTTCTGATGTGATTGGAAAATTATTGCATATCTCTTTCATTTACTCATCGCTTTTCGAGTGACTTCAAGTTATTTAAGTTAGTCCCCCCATGACAAGCCACTCTCAATCTCATGCCGGGACATATTTGTGATTCACTAACAAGAACCTTTTTCGCTTCAATAGCCACTTCTTTCCAATTATCATCTTGTGCATATACATAATAACCATCATGTACATGATAACAAATTCTAGTCTTATGCTGTATTTTTTTCCATAACTGAACTAATTTTTCTAAACAAATTAATGATGCAGGTGATTGAATACAAAAATTGCGAGCCTTATAGAAATTTTCAGTAAATGTTCTTCTCTTGCCAAAATAATCACTTATTGTTCCTTGAGATTCAGCCAAAGACACGAAGCCTTTGACATAATTTACAGATTTAAAAAATATTTTATTTATATTACTACAAATTTGTTCGGCAAGAGATAATTGGATATCCGCTTGTTCAGCAAGAGTCCGTGCCGACATGCCATATATAGTCGGTAAAAATATTTTTTTTGCTAAAATCTTAGAATTGTCGTCTGCAACGCTATTTGTTATAGCCGCAAATATACTTGAATAAATATCTGGTGCTTGAATCAATTCTAATAACTTTTCGTCATTAGCCAGATAAGCCAATACAGCAACTTCCATGCTTCTAAAATCAAAATTCAAAAATACATTATAAGGAACGCATGGTTTATATTTACCTTTTTGATCTTTTGATAGCGTGTGAGGGTTGTAACCTTTGATCCTTGCGTTGGAACATAGCATTCTGCCATTATCTTGTCCGTTTATAGAATAATGAGCATATACCCTATCCTTAAGCTCGCAATCAAGTAAAGGAGTGTTTTCCATCGTAGGAACTACTAAAGTAATTAAAGGTAAATAAACAGAATTATATATGTTGTAAAACTTATCCCAATCTTTATCTGTCTTTAATTTCTTGAAACGAATCAAAGCAGACAAATAGTTAACTGGTTTTTCTTGTTTGATGAAAAAATACGATTCGATAATCTTTAAATCAAGTACTACAGCTTGAAATTCAACTAACTTCCCAAAATGAAATGAAACATAAGAAACGAAGTCTTTCCAGTTCCACGCAACTACCTTTGATTGCTTTGATAATACAGTGCCTTTTAGAACCTCAATAAGCAGCGGTAATTCCTTTATCTCTATCGGAATGCTACATTCTCCCTCAGAAGAACAAATACGCAAAATTTGCCTTGTTTCAGAGTTTGTAAAATCAATCGAATCATTTTCTAGACTTATATAAAAAGTACTCGAAGTACCGCTAATCGAAACTATGTCTGAAATGAACTTAATCATAGATTTTCCCTAAATATATTTGTTAAATCAAATCTAACAAACACTTACATAAAAAACAATAGACAGTTACTTTTAGTTAAATAGTATTATTTTTACGTACCGAGGTCCCGACTTAAGGGTAAATGGATTTTTAATTAAGGTAATTAGTAATACCTTAATTGTTACTTCCATTAGCATTATGTTACTTAAGTTAAGAGTTAATATTTGAAACAATAGTTTCACTTAAAAACTTTAGTAACTTAAGTTAACAACCGAAAGTTACGCTAACATTATGGTGCGTTTGTTATGGTCGCCTAATCTAAGATAGCTCTAGAAAAACATAAGGTTAATTAAGTTTAACTAAAGATTCGGGTGGTTTTTCCTATCCTAGACTACCTTGACCATTGGAGAAGAATACTGCTCGTACAGTATTGTGTTTAACAACTAAGACTTCATCTGGGTAAGACGCTCCAAGGTTTTT